TAGGCAGTGGTTTCCTTCCATGATGTCGACAAAAATTAACCACACAGACGATGCCGCCGCTGGTATATCAATATACGATTGTTTTAAGGAATCTAGTCTATTACCTAAGATGATAACACACGGTCTGCGATATTTTAAACGAGATGCTTTTTATCACTATTCTCATGCGGTTAATTTATTCACCAGCGGAGACGACATTTCCGAACATATAAAGAAATATTTTCTTGAACCAAAGGCCACCGCTGTAGAGTGGATTAAAGCATATGAGCTAAAGCGTTCTTTATATGAAAACACATTTGACTATTGGATGGAGGCAAATGAGGGGGGCGCTGGCTTTGGCGAGGCCACTGCTAATTCAACTTCCCTGAAAATAACACGCGATGAACTCCTGGCCCTGGGTGATCTGGTACCAGATAAATGTAAAATCAATATTAATTACGGTGTCGAGGACGTGGGTGTATTACGTATCAGGGTTTTTGCTCGTGGGCAGAAGTTATTTCCGATTGGGCTAAGGGCCTTCCGCACAGCCCTCCGCCAACCTGCCACAAACTTTCCACCACTCACGGCAAAATATCTATATGAGAAGTTTACAGAGAATTTTAAGGACCAAGAACAGATAAAAATTTGGGATCCGTCGGCGGGCTGGGGCGGAAGAATACTGGGTGCCATGTGCGTGGAAAATGATGTCAGACGCATACACTATATCGGCACTGATCCCAATACGGATCATACCACAACTGGTGACAGAACAAAATACCACGAACTAGCAGATTTTTACAACAAACACACCAACTCCCCCTTTGCAACAAATCCCCCCCACACCTATGAATTTTACCAGTGCGGCTCAGAGGAGATGAAAGATCAGCCGGATTTTCAAAAATATAAGGGCAAACTGGATATAGTTTTTACCAGCCCCCCATATTTTGCAAAAGAGATATACTCAGATGACCCAGGCCAGTGTTCTACCAAATTTAACACGTTCGATTCATGGGTAGATGGTTTTTTGCGACCAACACTTCAAACAGCGTCTGAGTGGCTCGCCCCTGACAGATATCTTCTATGGAATATAGCCGATGCTAAATTTTCTGGTTGTATACTACCACTTGAACAGTTATCATGTGACATATTAAAATCTTTGGGCATGGTCTATGTGGGAAAATTGAAGATGGTCCTGGCAAATGGGCCCGCTAATAATAGGATTGATCCGAATACAGGTAAACCCAAAACAAAAAATTTCTGCCGAATTAAAGAGACCAAGAAAGGAACCAAAGAACGGAATAAAAATTTATGGTTTAAATATACGCCCGTTTTTATATTTAAGAAACTGTAGTAATATGAATACTATCCATACTACATTGGGCCTAGTGGGTGTCCTATTACTAGCACTGAGCGGCATACCACAGGTGTATAGATTACTTAGAACCAAGACCGTATCCGGCCTTTCTCCATATTCAACAGCGTGTGTCCTTTTCGGATGTGTGTTTATGTGTATATTTGAGGCATGGAAAGATGGATTGTCAGTATATCAATCTAGTTATATATGCAACTCCTTGATTTCATTTATAAACTTGGTTCTCTATATTAGATATAGAAATAAATAATTCACACTAGTTATATATGCAACTCCTTGATTTCATTTATAAACTTGGTTCTCTATATTAGATATAGAAATAAATAATTCACATATTGACACCGATATAATATTACTGTTATACTGATAATATGAGTATAACATTAAATGGTGATGATCATGTCAACTCGAATTTCCTCTAAAGAAACACTAGCAAAACTGATGGCCGTAGAGAATATAATGGTAGAACATGCCAATATTCCTACTGCTGGTTTTGATTTATTGAACCGCCGGTTGTTACTTCCAACATGGAAGGATATTTCCGATGATGTATACACATTGTTAATTTCACACGAGGTGGGCCACGCACTCTTCACGCCGACTGATGAGTGGGCCAAGGCGGTACTTGAAGCAAAGGATCCGTCCCTCAAGGGGGTGGTAAACATGGTTGAAGATGTGAGAATTGAGAAATTAATTCAACAGAAGTATCCAGGAACGTTTCGTGCCTTTAAATCTGGTTATGATGAATTAGAAAAGTCGAATCTTTTCGGTACAAAAGACAGGGATATAAACACCTATGGTTTAATAGACAGACTCAATCTACATTTTAAGATTGGCCATTTCGGATATGCCAATGTTCCTTTCTCGGACGTCGAAAAACCTTGGCTCGATAAAATATCGTTGTGTAAAAGTTTCTCTGACGTACTTCGAGTGTCAGCAGAGCTTAAGAAGTATGTAGAAGAACACCCAGAATCACAGGGAGACAGCAAACCCTCTGATGAGAATACAGAGACTGGGACAGGGCAGGTTGGCCCAGGCAACCCCTCCGATTCTTCTGAGTCTTCTGCTGAGTCTTCTTCTGATTCTTCTGTTGAGTCTGCTGATTCTTCTGCTGATTCTTCTGCTGATTCTTCTGCTGATTCTTCGACCATGCTTAGTGGAGATCAGGGAACTCCCAGAAACAGAGGGGGCGTCGCTGGCCAAGTTAGTAATAGCCGTCCAATATCAGAAACACAGAGCCACTTTGATACCGCAATCCAAAAATTTAATGACAATTCGGTGACCGAAACCACATATGTCAATCTTCCTGATATTCAACTGGACAGAATTATAATACCATATAAAATGGTTCATGAACAGATTGCGGCGTTTTATTCTACCTATTATCCACTGGTGTATAGTGAGGCACAGACGCAGGTCGGTCAATTTAAATCCAGCAGTAAGATGGTGGTTAATCAACTGGCTAATATATTTGAGATGAAGAAAAAGGCCCGTCTAGATGTTAAATCCCTGATTTCTAGAACAGGTAAGCTTGATATGAATCGCGTCCATACATATCGATATAGCGAAGATGTTTTTAAAAAGATAACAGTTACACCACATGGAAAGTCTCATGGGCTAATCATGTTTATTGATATGTCCAGTAGTATGAATGAGAACATGGGTGGTACATTCGACCAGCTATTGAATCTGGTTTTGTTTTGCCGACGTGTTGGAATTCCATTTGATGTTTATGGTTTTTCTGATAACGACTCTGCTCGTCGTGGCTTGTCCCGACACCCTATCACGCCAGGATCAATATACTTCGACCCGTCATTTTGTCTCAGGCACTATTTTAGCGGTAGTATGACTGGTGCTGAGTTTAATAACGCATTGCAAAATATTATTTGTATTATGAAATATTATTCTAGTCATAAAATGGTCGGACTCCCACCAGAAGAACGTTTAAACACAACCCCTCTCGTCCCTGCCATAATGGTCGCAGCGCCCCTCGTTAATAAATTCAGACAACAGTATAAACTAGACATTGTCAATACCATATTTTTAACAGACGGAGACGACACACATGGCCTGTCGTATAGCAATATCAACGGAGATACAAAATACATAGACACTGATCGACGTCGTTATGGTAGCGCATCCACTAGATTTTATCTCCGATCCCTTAAGAGTGGGAAACAATGGGAGATAAAAAATACCACACAGGATATGCTAAACATATTACGAGAAACAACCGGAGTTAAGATAATTGGTTTCCATATTATAAGCAAAAGAGACATTGGATATAGCATAGGCCGTTTCACCAAAGATCCACTGGAGATTAATAAACACGCAGATACCTTTAAAAATCATAGATTTGCGGAGATTACCAATATTCCTGGATATGATGCGTATTATTTGATTCCTTCTGGATCTAACTTGAGTATATCGGACGGCGATTTTCATAATGATCCTGTGCCAGGTGTTGACTGGGATGACCAAAAGCAGGCCAAGAGAGCGGTCAAGTCGATCCAGAGAAATTTTACTACTTTAATGAAACAAAGGGTTTCCAGTAGGATTCTATTAAATAGATTTATTGATCATATATCATAACAGGCCACCACATGGTTATTAAGTTTATACAGAAAGAATTACACGAGATAAATCAGGGACACATATATCAGCACTCGCTTAACTCAAACACGGGAATAATAACCGCATATAGGGGTGAATTGGATGTGCCAACAAACGAGAAACGCAATAGTGACCTAGAAACGATGATACGATCTTCTGGTTTTGGATATATTACCGTTGCGGGATTTTATACTGAGAATCCGGGTCGGGATAATGAGCGAAAGGTGCAAGAAAAATCTTTTGTGATAACATCAAATAAACTCGACGGAGGAAAGCTGCGTAATTTTTTGATTAAAATGGGCGGACAATATAATCAAGATTCGGTATTATATAAAGACGCGTCCACCGCAGATGCTGTATTAATAGGAACAACGCACGGTCGATGGCCAGGAAAACACACAGAGGTCTCCGCTGGAAAGTTTTCTGTGAAAAATATCGGTGAATGCTATATCAAGATGCGTAATTATAAAACTTTTGTATTTGAAAGTGCAAAACCGCCAAGTATAAGTAGTTGATACCACTATTGAAAAATATGTTATTGACAACGTCACGCCGTTTTGATATAATATAACTATAACATGTATAAGTGAGGAAAATATGAATACCAAAAACAACAAACAGACATTTATTGACGCTTTTATTAACCGGTTTGGACACCAGAGTGCAAGCAGGGGTGAGGTCAAGGAGTTTATCTCTGCCAACGGGTTTAAGAACCTTGGTTGGTTTATTAATAATGACGAGTTTAAGTTTAAGGATAAGAGGGGTCACTATCATATACCCCCTCTGACATACCTTAACACCACGCCTACTGTAAGTAGCACAGAGCCTGTACTAGACGCCCCCCACGTGGCACACACTTTCTTGGGCGAATCTCCCAGGGAGAGTCATATACCAGAACTAGATAAGTTGTTTGTCAAGCATGGTGACTATGATCTGGTATCGAGAATTATTGGGTCGAAACTATTCTACCCAATTTTCATCACGGGTCTTTCCGGTAACGGTAAGACTATGGGGGTGGAACAATGTTGTTCGCAGCAACAGAGGGAACTATTTCGAGTAAACATTACCATTGAAACAGACGAGGATGATCTACTGGGTGGATTTCGGTTGGTAAACGATAGCACAAAATGGTTCGATGGTCCTGTTATACGCGCAATGAAGCACGGCGGCGTGTTGTTGCTAGACGAGGTTGACTTGGGGAGCAATAAACTACTTTGTCTACAACCCGTACTTGAGGGTAAGGGAATCTTACTGAAGAAGATTAATCAGTTTGTGAAGCCAGCTCCTGGATTCACCGTTGTTGCAACCGCTAATACCAAGGGACAGGGATCAGATACAGGGAAGTTTGTCGGCGCAAACCTCTTAAACGAGGCGTTTCTTGAGAGATTCTGTGCAACGTTTGAGCAGAAGTATCCAGAAGAAAAGATCGAGAAGAACATCCTTAAGAAGGTGTTCCAGTCACATGGGTTAAAATCAGATTTAATTGATGATTTTATCATGAAGCTGGTTGCGTGGGCATTTGGGACACGCAAATCATTTGAGAATGGTAGTACATCAGACCTTATAAGCACTCGCCGATTAGTTCATATAGCTAATGCATATTTCATCCTTGGTCACCCGTCGGACGAGGATAAAAAAATGATCGGAGAGGCGAGAAAACAGGCAATTGAGCTGTGTATCGCCCGATTCGATGATAGTACAAAGTCCTCATTCTTGAGCTTCTATGAGCAGATCGATCCATACTTGAACATGGATGATGGTCCAGAACCAGCTATCGAGGGTGAGGGCACATCGTTGGAATCTAAAGAGGATGATATTCTCTCTATTTTGTCCAACCAATCATAGATAATATTACCACACATTTTCTTGCTACACAGATTAGTTTGTGCTATCATAATAAATGTGTGATAATCACACAAAGTAATACTTTATATAGGATTAATTATGCCAAATACGATCACACAGAATGTTAAGTTGGTGCGACGACTAACATCAGGAAAGAACCTTACCGTAGCAGAGGCAAGGGGTAGGCTAGGTATTGTGCGGCTTTCTGCTCGCGTTCATGAGCTTCGAGAAGCTGGATTTCCTATCTACACTAATAAGGTACGTGTTCGTGGTGTGGCGAGGAAGGTGACTGCGTATCGCCTAAATGTTGATTCTACGCCCAAGGGACTGATTAAGTCATTTGCCAATTAATAACGGCGATGGGCACAAATCGGTGCCCATCGCATATCTTATATTATTTCAGGAGCTAGGTGATGAAACTGTCCAATGACACGATTAGAATTTTACGTAATTTTTCAGATATTAATAATACTATTTTTATTCGCAAGGGTAATAGCATCATAACAGTCGACCCTCAGAAACGGATTGTGGCAGATGCACAGATTTCAGAATCTCTCCCCAGAGACTGTGCTTTGTATGACCTTAATCGATTTCTTGGGGTGACATCTCTGTTTGATAGCCCCGATTTGGATTTTACATCAGATAAGGTAGTGGTCAAGAGTGACAATCGCTCTATTGATTTCATATACGCCGATCCATCGGTAGTACAAGATGCTGGACCAACTAGAAAGAAGATCCCTTCCGTGTTTGATGAGAAGTCTATCATACAGAAATTTGTTTTGACAGAAGCAGACCTGAAGAGTCTTCGGCAAGCAGCCTCCCTTCTTGGACTAACACACGTGTCATTTGTGAGCGATAGTACAGGATCTGGCATAAAAGTCATTGCACGTGATGTATCTAATGATTCGCTGGGAAAGGTTACACTTAGCGTATCTGGCGAGTCATTGACGGAGACGAGCTGTAACATGCTTTTTGAAAATCTTAAGGTTCTGCCAGACACATATTCAGTGCAGGTATCCCCGTCCGTGGCACACTTTGTTGGAAAAACCACGGGCGTTCAATACTGGATTGTTATGGAATCTAGATAATATTAAACAGGTAAGACCAATGATAAAGAAGAAGAAAAAGAAGGCTGTTCTCGCCCCACCCGTCACAGACGAGTTTGTGATTTTGGGGCATTTGATTAAGTATAATTTATATTTAATGACCAAGGCCATAGTATTTTCATCCATATTCTCCAAGAACGGGGACGTGGCGGCGTCCGCTGATTTGACCAATGCAGTACTAGTGGACCTCGACCTTGCCGCCAAGCGCCGAGCGGACGAGAAGCCTTAGCTAGGTATTGTTTTATATTATTGGTGGTGTGATGATCGAACAATCGAGTGAGAGAAAGCATATAGTGTGGATGGAAAAGTACCGCCCACAGACAATAGACGAGTGCATACTTCCACAAGGACTTAAAGATACCTTTAACGGTTTTATCAAAACTGGTGAGCTGCCTCATATGTTATTTCATGGCACAGCGGGGGTTGGTAAAACCACCGTTGCCAAGGCGCTGTGCAGGGCACTAGATTACGATCACATTTTAATTAATGCATCAGACGACAGAAATATTGATACACTAAGAACAACCGTTCGCCAATTTGCATCCTCCTTGTCCTTCAATGCAAAAAGAAAAGTTATTATATTAGATGAGGCTGATTATTTAAATCCGCAGAGTTTCCAACCGGCACTTCGTGGGGTCATGGAAGAATTTTCTAAAAACTGCACGTTCATATTAACTTGTAATTTTAAGAATAAGATAATAGAGCCGCTACATTCTAGATGCTCCATTAAAGAATTTCGCACGGGCAAGGAAGAAAAGAAAAGTATCATAGAAGCCTGTTACCTAAGAGTTGCCAAGATTCTTGAAACAGAGGGAGTATCATATGATAGTAAAGCACTAGCTGCAATAGTAGTAAAGTACTTCCCTGATTTACGCAGATTATTAAACGAGCTACAGTCGTTTAGTAAGGAGCATGGTCGCATAGACGAGGGAATTTTAACATTTTCGTGTGACTTAAACATATCCAAACTATATAAATGTCTTAAAGATAAAGATTATGTCGGTGTTCGCGGATGGGTGGTGGATAACGTAGACAATGATCCGACCATCATATACAGAAAATTATACGATCATTTAAAACACAATATGAAACCAGGTTATATACCATCTGCTATCGTAACTATTGCTAGATATATGAACCACAATGTTGCCGACCAGGAGATAAATCTTATGGCCTGCCTGATTGAACTGGGCATGACATGTGAGTTTATATGAGCGAGGTTAAGCTATTTGATTTCATAGACGACCTTTCTCACCTGAAACGTGGTATATTATCAGAAGATAACGAAAAAGAATATTCCGCTTTCATGATAAATCGCTTTTTATCGATGAATATAACCACAATATTATGTTCCAATGAAATGAATATGGCGTCTCATCTTCCAAAGCAGATGCAATATGATTATTATTTAAATTTGATAAAAAAACAAAAGAGATATTTCAAATACATAAAACATACTAGACAGGATGACATAGATTTGATTAAAGAATATCATGGATGTAACCAGGACAGGGCCAAGGAAATGATCCGCATATTTACAGACGATGACATATCTTATATGAAATCTAAAATCAATAAGGGCGGCGTGAAAAATGATAAACAAAAAAACAGATAAACAATCTTTGGAGGATCTTCTACTTACTGCAAAACAAATTGCGGCTTTGATCGATGATAATAATCAAAACATGAAAGATTGTTTTATAGTTTTGAAAAAAATACAAAAACTTGTTTCTCCCGAACATGTGTCAATATATAGTCGGTGCTTATGTGCAATAAGAAAAATACTAAATAAAGGCAGAACAACCTAACTATTATTGGGTGTATATGCCTGGCGTGACTGATAATTTAATAGAGGTGACCCTCAATACTCCAGACGACTTCCTAAAAGTCAAGGAGACACTAACCAGAATCGGTGTTGCGTCCAAAAAAGATAAAATATTATATCAAAGCTGCCATATCCTCCATAAACGGGATATGATTACCAAGCAAAGCCGATATTATATAGTTCACTTTAAAGAGCTATTCAAATTGGATGGCAAACCAACCCAGATTAGCGACGATGATATTTCCCGCAGAAACACCATAGCAAATATACTTTCTGAATGGAGGTTGGTCAATTTGGTTGATGCCTCCAAGAGCGCGTCCCCAGCAGCCCCCCTTTCTACTATAAAAATTGTCCCATACCGAGAAAAGGTTGACTGGAAACTAGAAGCAAAGTATACTATAAGAAGTGCCAAAAAGAAAGATCAGAGCACAAAACCGTTATAATATTTTGTTATGTTAATAGTATTTAAGTGTAGACCAGAGGCGATGGTCCCTGTATATTCGACCCAATCTTCGTCGTGTTTTGATATACACGCTTGTCTGCCACAGCACACACAAGTAAACTCCCTCGTCCCGTTTCCTTCCAATCCATTTGGATCATCAGAGCTTTCCCGTGTTTTTTCTGTAGACGATACATGTTCTATAGAGCTGCCCGCTGGAACCAGGGCACTCATACCCACTGGGCTTAAATTTGATATACCAGCCCAATATTCTGTACGATTGCACCCACGCTCTGGCCTCTCCTATAAACACGGAATAACACTATCTGGGTGCGAAGGAATCATCGACGAGGACTATGTAGACGAGGTTTTTGTTTCTATA